GGAAAGGGGTCTCATTTAGTTGACGCACTCCACCTTCGTCCCGCAAGGACAGGGTCAACCACTTCCGAGGACGTAATCCCTCTTCACTTCGAGGACTCCAACTTACGTGAGATCGCTAAGTATGGAGGGTACTCAACCTATAGCTCTAACTCTAACACTGATCCTCATGTTAGAGAGAGCCTAAAGCTATTCTCCCGAGACATTTACGAGGACATCCGTGGTTTCACTCGCCGCCCACAAGGTAACGTGGGAATGTACACTGCACTGAACAAGTTTGCAGGCGAGCGAAGCACATTCGCGAGTCTTTCACCATCACAACAATCTTCCATGCGCCGTTCAATCGGAAAAGCAAAGAAGGCTTTCAAGTTGCCATACAAGCGTGACCCGCTTGACTGGCACGAGGTGGGTCAGTTCCTGAGACGTGACACGTCTGCAGGATCGACCTTCATGGGCGCCAAGAAAGGCGACTGCATGGAGGAGATCTATCATGAAGCAAGATGGTTAGGACACCGAATGAAACAGGGTGGTAAAACTAGTTTCAACCCATCCAAGATGCGGTTCCCTCCGTGTCTTGCAGGCCAGCGTGGCGGAATGTCAGAGATTGATGATCCGAAAACGCGCCTGGTATGGGTATATCCAGCAGAGGTGTTGACTGTCGAAGGTTTCTACGCTCCTTTGATGTATCGTGACTTTATGAACGATCCCAACTCACCAATGCTAAATGGAAAAAGTGCGCAACGCCTTTACACCGAATGGTGTTGCAAACTAAGGGAAGGGGAGACACTATATGGCATCGACTTTTCGTCTTTTGACACAAAAGTACCTGCGTGGCTGATTCGAGTGGCGTTTGACATTGTTAAGCAAAATGTCAACTTCTCTACCTTTGAAGGGAAACCTGTGGGTAAGGAAGATGCTCAGAAATGGCGAAACGTATGGGATGCAATGGTGTGGTATTTTATTAACACTCCCATTCTTATGCCGGACGGACGTATGTTCCGAAAATACCGGGGTGTACCTTCCGGATCTTGGTGGACGCAGATCATCGACTCAGTAGTGAACCACATACTTATCGATTATCTGGCTGACTGCCAGCAAGTAGAGATCCGAAACCTGAGGGTTCTGGGCGACGACAGTGCGTTCAGAGGC